GTCCTGACCGTTGGTGATACCCAGGGATGCTGAGTGAGTATTATTGGGCCCCTGAAAGTGTACCAATAGTGTAAGGACAACCCCAAACGATGAGCACCACTTTCCAGACCAACATTCTCGACACCGACTATAACGGTTGGACGAATTATGAGACCTGGAATGTGTCACTCTGGATTCAGAATGATGAGGGTCTTTATGATATCGCCCGTCGCTGTGATGATTATCAGGACTTCGTAGATTCCATCGAAGGGCTTATCACTAAGACACCTGACGGAGTATCATTCACCAGTGATATGTTGAACTTCCACGAACTCAATGACATGATCGAAGATCTCTGAGTTCATCATCACTTAAGTCCACACAGTTACTAACACTCTCATGACTCAATCACGCACCGTCACCTTCACTAACGTTCAGGACAATGTAGAGCGTACTGTAGAGTTTCCCACTATCAAGCAAGCAATGCAATTTGTCACCACTTTGCATATCGCTGGTGTCCAAGCAGTAGTTAATCTTCTCCCTGAAGATATCGCTGCCTGATATAACTCACTCCTGTCGCATGAGTATAAACTAGGCACACACAGTTCATTACACTTTTCTTCTTCATTATGTCCAAGTCCGTGATGCTTTCTTTGCTGGCTCAAGGTAACACTGGCAGCGAGATTCTGCAGATCCTTGATAGTCTCACCGAAGACAATCAGCAGTCGATTGCTTATGCTGAACCGACTGCAGATGTGATCGAGTTCTGATACTAACTGTGTGCCCCTTAGTCGTTAGACAGAGCGTGAGCGATGTTGACACTGAGGGGCATCAGTGTTATGATAGTGGTTCGACAGTTATTTGCGGTCGGTTGTTTATAGCGCGGCGCGGCGTTGCGGTTATAAAAATGCCAAACTACCCTAACCTACAGAGGTGACAAATCGACCGATAAATATCACACATTTAAAAATTTTCCGGAAGTAAAAAATGGCACCCAAGAAGAAAGCAAACTGTTATGGTTGGGGAATCTTCGGAGGAAAGCACAAAAAGAATAAGAGTTGTGCAACGGGCATTTTTAGAACTCCAGCACAAAAAAGAGCTTCTTCAAAAAGAAAGAAGAAATGAAAAAAACGCCGTACTGGAATTTCTGGAGAGTTGTTCTCGCAGGATGGATGATCAGATATCCAAAGAGTATGGGAAGAATTATATTCATTCCCCTTGGGTTTTTGATTGCATTGATATATAATGCGTTAGCCCGTTAAGTGCCCCCACAAAAATTTTTGGGAAATTTTTTTATATGGAAAAGATTTATCACATATACGCAAAGGATAAGTGTTTATTTCATTCTTTGAAGGAAGAAGAATTTAGAAATACATGGAATACCTTAAAGAATCTGATTGGGGTCTTGGATACAAGATACAATGGGGATGATTTAACGTATGAAGAACTGATTGTAAACAAGGAGATGATCAGTAATTCGTCTCATTGACAAAAGCATATATAGACTGATAAAATTGATCTTGAAGGTTTATTTTTCTTATGGCAAAAGGATTTACTGTTAAAGCTGCAGCACCAAAACCCAATACTAGCGAATGGGATTATGATGCAATTAAAGAACGAATGAAGGGTAAGAGTATTGTCTTCTGTCTTCCTGGAAGAGGATGTTCTTTTATCTTTCTAAAAGCATTTGTACAACTTTGTTTTGATCTTGTACAAAATGGAATGAGTATTCAGATTTCTCAGGATTACTCATCAATGGTTAACTTTGCACGTTGTAAGTGTCTAGGTGCAAATGTTCTCCGTGGTCCGAAGCAAGTACCCTGGGATGGAAAACTAGAGTATGATTATCAACTTTGGATTGACTCGGATATTGTCTTCGACTCAAATAAGTTCTGGCAACTGTGCGATATGGCACTTCCTGCAGAAGGTGAAGAGCGTGAGATTACTGCTGGTTGGTATGCAACCGAAGATGGTCACACAACCTCAGTAGCCCATTGGTTGGAAGAAGATGATTTCCGCAAGAATGGTGGAGTCATGAATCACGAAACTGTGGAATCGATCAGCAAGCGTCGTAAGCCGTTCACTGTAGACTACACAGGTTTTGGTTGGGTTCTCATTAAGAAAGGTGTCTTTGAGAATCTTGAGTATCCTTGGTTTGCTCCCAAGATGCAAGTCTTTGAATCCGGAGCAGTTCAGGATATGTGTGGAGAAGATGTGTCATTCTGTCTTGATGCCATTGAACAGGGCTTTAAGATCTGGTGCGATCCTCGGATTAGAGTTGGTCATGAAAAAACTCGCATTATCTGATCACCATGTATAACATCTACTACATTGGAGAATTACTTCAATCTGATCTTACTTATGAAGAATCACTTCAGGTTCTTCAGGAATTAGCAGATACAGGAGAATATGATCCTCAGAAAATTGAAATGATTTCAACTGAGAATGCATAAAGATGAAACTTTATAATGTACTTTATAAAGGACGTAAAATTTATAAGGATCTTACTCATGAAGAATGTGCTGAGATCCTTCAAGATCTATCCGAACAATACTTTTCGGGTGATGACATTGATCCTAATTTAATTGAACTGGAGGAAATTTAAATGGCTAAAGGCGGAAGTAGCAAAATTCTGTTTCAACCCGGAGCACCGAAGAAGACTCGTCAGGGACGTTCTCCTCGTACATTGCTTAGTGCGACCTCTCGTAATGGACGCAAGAAGAAGTACAGGGGACAAGGAAAATAAATGCTTCAATTAAACCCACAAATCCCAGTCATTACTCCAAAGGGTAATGGTTGGGCTTTTTTTATGATCGATCGATCTCAAGAACATGATCTAGAATGGGTTGTCTTTCTAGATAGTAATGGAGAATGTTGGACCTTTAAAAACTCTGATATTCGAATTCAAAAGAACTATACACTCCATCGCAATCATGTAGGTTTATGTACCACCTAGATTCTCAGGATGAATGGAACTCAATTCATGACGAAGATCTATGGGTATATAACAAACTATTCTTAAATCAACGTCTAAGGCATCTCTGTGGACCTGTAGGAGTTCCTGTTCCATATCCAGGGTATTATATCGTCCGACCAAGTATTAATTTACTTGGTATGGGACGATTTTCTCGTATAGAATGGATTGATAATGTTACAGATCACCTTCATCCAGCTGAATTTTGGTGTGAAATCTTCAAAGGTGAGCATTTAATTGTTGATTTTCAGCATCAAGAGGCAAAGTTAGTCGTTAGGGGTACTAGGGATGATGATGATCCTCTATATAAATGGAAAAAATGGGAAAAAATTGATAGAGAAGTGAAATTTCCTTCAATTTTATCAAATCTAAAGGGTAACTATGAATGGATTAACTGTGAATTTATTGGAAATCGCCTAATTGAAGTGCATTTCAGAAGAAATCCAGACTTTAGATACAATAATACAGTTGCTGTTCCAGTTTGGAGGAACGATAGGCCCCAAAAAATGGGAGATTTAACCTTTATTGAGGACAAAGACTATCTAAGAAGAGGATTTTTTATCGATACACGGGATAGCAACCCCGTAAAAAGTTCTGATTTTTCAAATCAGGAGCAAAAATGACCAAACAAACCGATAGAGACTCAAATTACATGCACGAAATGTGGGGAACAACCCACTTATCTGGAGATTATGGTTGGGAAGACAAGTTAGAGAAGCAAAAAATGCTTCGTGAAATCGCAAATGATGACCTTACTCCCAAAAAACATGATTTTCAAATTCAAAAAGATCTTCATGAAAAAATTCGTAATGATGATGACTATGATGATTGGGAATATGGGACAGAACCTATCCCATTATCCGAATTTTAATGAATAAATAAGGTAGATTTATAGTATTCAATGCCTTTAGAAAGGGTAAGCCAAGGATTTAAAGATATTAGTATGACCTTTCAGATTAATCCTCTGAATAGTGATCTTATTGGTCTTAAGAACGAGAATGCTATTTCTCGTTCTATAAGAAATATTGTGTTTACCATTCCAGGTGAGAAGTTTTTTAATGAAAGATTTGGATCAAAAATAACTAAATCACTTTTTGAGAACATTGATGAAATTTCTGCTTCCATTATTACGGATGAGATTAGAAATTCTATTCAAAATTATGAGCCAAGAGTTCAATTAATTGATGTTCAGTCGAAACCAGATTATGACAATGGTTCATTTGATGTGTTAATCATTTATAGAATTATTGGTGCAGATGTTCCAGTTCAGCAATTACAGTTCATTTTGCAACCTACTAGATAAATGCCATTAGTCAACTTTACAAATCTGGACTTCGACCAGATTAAAGCAACTTTAAGAGATTATCTTAGAGCAAATTCAAGTTTTACCGACTATGATTTTGAGGGGTCGAACCTCTCATCTATTCTTGATGTATTGGCATATAACACATATATTACTTCATATAATGCAAACATGGTTGCAAATGAAGTATTCATTGA